GGCTGCAAAGCCTAAGGATTCTGCCAAGTGTCCTTTATCTCCTACACAAATGATAAGCGATGCAACGCCATACTTGGTACGATGTTTTTCGATAATGCAGTCTGTTATATTCCTTCACCAGTTTTCCTCTCAGATAGCGTGGTGTGTCATATCTATGGTGCTTTACTTTCATCATACATGGTACTACACGTCGTTACGTCATTCCTGCAAAGTATTTAAGGAAGCCAAACGGCTTGTCTTTAAATATCTCGCTGGGACGCCTGAGCGTATATCAATAGGGGTCGTAGTCTCGATAGATCCACGCGGATTACCGAAGCTAATACCCTTATATCTACGTCTTTTGATAGTCTCTGGCGACAAGACTGCAATTGCTGCAGCTTTGTTCGCCCTTGACGTATCTCGGATGTATGTATACGCTGGACCTGATTCTACTTCCTCCATTACAGGGGAGCCGACAGTTTCTTCAGATGAGGTGTCTATGTTTGCACAGTGGATACCAATTGTCTCGAATTGTATGGCAGTTCCAGAAGTAAAGAAAAACAATTACTCTGGTTCTTTCGTCAATGAGGACGTGTCCGAATATGTAACAATTCTGGGACTTGTGAAATACTTCTTTACGAATAAGGTTGGACCGAATGGCCATGCCCTACTCTCAGCCGTCTTTGACTCAGTTGCTCTCGTCCGTGATCCCGTCCTGTTCGGTTTATTCGCATCTTACTGTGAGATCATTAATAATACCAATCTTCCTATTATTGTTCGACGTATGTCGGCAGTAACGGAGAGTGTTATTGCTAGTGTTTCCCACATGTTTGATGTTTATATCCCGAAACTACGGAATGGGAAAATCGGTCGTGTCTACACCGCAAATGGGAAGGTGCGACTTGTCGCAATTCCTTCCTATTTCATTCAGATAATATTCAAACCACTCCACCTCTTCATATTCAAGATTCTTCGCACCTTACCTACTGATTGTACTTTCGATCAGGAGGCTGGGGTAAAGAGGATCTCTGATATTGGAGGTGAGGATCTCCGGTCGTACGACTTGTCGTCGGCGACTGATAGACTCCCATTAAGTGTGCAAATACCAGTAGTGGTATTGCTCGCTTGCTGGTGTGGCTTTGACTCCCTTGCTGCACGCCGATTGGCGTTGGCATGGGCTTCCATTATCCGGACGATCGGTTTCGTCCTACTTCCTCGTGTGAAAACTCACAAGGAGAAAGTGGTGCGATACCGCTGCGGTCACCCTATGGGAACTTATTCCTCATGGGCTGTATTCACGCTGACTCACCATTTTATAGTCCAAATATGTGCTTATTTCGCACTACTTGGTTATAGGCCTGGATCAGGGCAATACCCTTCCTTACCATCGCTTTATTACAAAAGTGATGATAAGACAAGAGAGAGCTGGCTG